GAAAATGACAAACTTCTCATAGATGATATGGACATAATTCAGGAATTGTATACATTTGTGGCAAAAGGGGCATCTTTTGAAGCAGATGATGGACACAACGATGATTTAGTGATGTGTCTCGTGCTTTTTGGATGGCTAACTAGGCAGGAATACTTCAAAAATCTTACCGATGTAGACATCAGAAAAGATATTTATGAGGATGAAATGAAGAGAATTGAAGAGGATATTTTACCTTTTGGCTTCATGAGCACCATAGATGACGAAGAGCCAACTTCTTTTTATGACGGTAAGGATTATTGGACAGGCTCCGACACTCCATTTCTATAAATAACTTAGAAATACAATAGACTTCCGGAGACTAAAATGACCGATATCAACGTAGCTTTAGATACATCAGAAGGATTTATTATTCGTCCAGGCGAACAAGTGGGTAGTCAGTGGATGGCAACTTTTCCTAGTTATGATGGTTTATTAGCAGCATTAGGTACTTCAGATGAAAGAGCGCAAGGATGGATGCAAGTGGACAGTGTTGCCGCTTGGTATCAGCGGCTGACATCCACGTATCAGACTGGGTGGTTCCTCAGAGAAGTTAATGTAGATCAAGGACAAGACGTAGTAACGTACACAAATGCAACTCCAGATGGAAATGACAACGGTAACTGGCCATTCGGACCAGATAAGAATTCAGATAATTCAAGAATACCATGGTCATCTGAGTGGTGGAGTGTACACAATTACTTGCAATATGGCGGAAAATGTATTATTGCAGGTGCTGTAGACAACAAAACCGAAACAACAAATGGTGCTATAAGCACACTAAAAAATTTACCTAAAGATGTAAATTGTGTATTTACAAATAATCCCAGCTACAATCAAATTATAGTAGATATAGCTGAAACTAGGGGAGATTGTATTGCGGTATGCCCAATAATTGTGACTGGACCAACATCGAAGCCATCAAATATAAATGGTCTTCCCGGTCCAGAAAAGAAAAGTAGATTAACTTTCCATATCGCTGGACAAAAATTACACCTCGGAACATCACAGACATACACAATAGGTGATAGCACATCTGACGAATTAATAAATACTCCTCTTTCTGCTGATGCTGCTGGATGCATGGCCAGAGTTAGTGCAAGTGATACCCCTTACGGATCACCCGCTGGTATTAATCCGGGGAGAATTCTTGACCTAGTTAGGATGCAATATATTCCAACAAGGGCTGATATTGCACTACTAACTGCAAATAAAGTAAATGCCACCAGAACATTCCAAGGATCTGGTACGTGTATATTTGGTGACCTTACAGGCAAGCAAGATAGTGATACTGATCCAGATATCTTTAAATATGTTAATGTTTCCCTAACTTACCTATATCTTAACAGAGCGATATCTGAAGCCATTAGACCATTTATATTCAGAACAAACGATTCTTCAACTAGAGCATCTGTGGTTAACAACGTAACACCTATATTAAGAAATTTACAAGCAGATGGTGGTATAACAGATTATAGAGTTGTCTGTGATGATACCAATAATCCAGAAACGGTTATAAATTCTAATGGAATGTTTGTTGACGTGGTTGTTACGATTGCACGTAGTATACAAAACATAACTCTACGATTCTCTACTAAGGCTGGAAACCAAGCAATATCAGCATCTGTAGCAGGAGGTGGTGGATCTTCATCCACAACTTCATCGTCCTCATCCTCCTCATCAACTTCATCTTCTAGCGGAAGCTCATACTGATGGCCGATAATAGCAATTTAAACGACTTCATAGGAAAGTTTAAGGGGGGCAATAGAACTCACCGCTATGATGTTACAATGAATTTTCCAAATTCGGTTGATGATCCGGGACAAAGTAATAGATTTTTTATTAGAGCAGTCTCCTTACCACCGAGTCAAATAAATCCTATTCGTATTCCATATAGAGGTAGAATTCTTAAATGGCCAGGTGATAGAATATATTTTCCATGGACTTTTAGGGTTTTGGATCAAAATGAAAATAAAAATAAATCATTATGGAACAGCTTCAATGAGTGGAGCAATAGTATTAATGATAATAAAACTAATCTAAGCAATAATGAATTTAATAAATTTACTACTGACTGGACAATACGACAGATAGGCCCTAAGAATGCAAACGACGTGGTAAAAGAGGTGAAATTGATTAATTGTTGGCCAACAATTGTTGGTCCAATTAGCATGGATTCAAACGCCATAGATACTTTAGTAGAATTTACCGTTACGGTCGAGTATTCGTATCACTTAGTGGATGGTATAAACCCATTCAATTAATATTATGGAGAAAAAATGGCAATTAACTTACTAGGTTTCACAATTGGAAGATCATTAAAAGATACAGCGGGAGTTGCAGCAGAGCTTCCCGGTGTAGAAGCTAGGTCGGCTATTACTCCAGATGAGTATGATGGCTCATACCAGTTTGAAACTGGGGGTATTCTTGGAACATATGTCGATTTCACAGGGGCTGTGCGAGATGAAAATGCATTAATCGCACAATACAGAGGTCTAGCACTTTTTCCTGAAGTCGATAATGCGATTGAGGACATCTGCAATGAAGCCATAGTTATGGGATCTGATAGAAAGCCAGCAAAAGTAGGACTAGGTAATGTAAAGCTATCAGAATCTATCAAAAATAAAATTCAAATTGAATTTGATTATGTTTTAAGGTTAATGGACTTCCACAAAAAAGCATATGAAATTTTTCGAAGGTGGTATGTTGATTCCAAATTATTTTACCAAATGGTGATTGATGAAAAGGATCCCATGAAAGGCGTCGTTGAACTTCGACCCATTGACCCAACAAAAATTAAGAAAGTAAGAAAAGTAAATAGAAGTAAAAGCGATGGATCTAGATCAATTTCTCTGGTCGAAGGTGTGGAGGAATATTATGTCTATACAAACACAGATAAAGATTCAATTTATCCTACCTCAAATAGCGGTATCAATATTACCAAAGACTCGATTGCCTATGCAAATTCTGGATTAGTTGATGCAAACTCAAAGCGTGTGGTTGGATATTTACAGAAAGCAATTAGACCAACCAACATGCTCAGACAAATCGAAGATGCTGTGGTGGTCTATAGAGTTTCTCGTGCTCCAGAAAGAAGAGTATTCTATATTGACGTTGGTAACCTTCCCAAGCAAAAAGCCGAACAGTATCTCCGTGAAGTCATGCAGAGATATCGAACAAAAATGATTTACGATCAGGGAACTGGTCAGGTCAATGACAGTAGGGACCACATGTCAATGCTCGAAGACTACTATCTACCACGTCGAGAAGGTGGTAGGGGAACGGAAATTAGCACGTTACCCGGTGGACAAAATCTTGGTCAGATGGAAGACGTTGAATACCTATTAAGAAAATTATACACCGCACTAAATGTCCCTATTACTAGAATGATGGCAGATAATGGATTTAATATGGGTCGTTCAGCAGAAATTACTCGTGATGAGGTTAAGTTTTACAAGTATATTGAAAGACTACGAACACGATTTTCCCATATTTTCCTCCATGTTCTTAGAGCACAATGCATCCTTAAGGGCATTTTAACAGAAGATGACTGGAACGAGATTAGTCCTGATATTGAAATCATTTTCAACAGAGACTCATATTTCACAGAACTAAAAGAAAACGAAATTCTAACCAATAGATTACAAATGTTAGGACAAATTCAGCCACTTATTGGTCAATATTTCTCACAAGAGTATGTGAAAAGAAACATTCTGCGTATGTCTGATGAGGAAATAATTCAAATGCAGAATCAAATTGACGCAGAAATGACATCAGGACAGATAGCGATGCCAGGAGATGAACAACAGGGACTTCAAGGATGAACACTTTATCACTAATACACAATTTTCTAAATGAAGAGGAGGATCTATTCAAAAAGAATTTATCCTCGATAATCAATGAAAAAATAGCAGCTAGATCTAAAAATATAACTTTTAGAGTTGTTGCTGATGTTTTTGAGGAAGAAGAAAATCTAAATAATATAAAGCCGAATTATGATGTTATTCGTGTTTTAAAGGAATGTGTTAATCAAAATAGCAATATTTCTGTTATTCTTGAGGACGGAAAAGATTCGATTTTAAAACCCAGTGAAAGTAAAAAAATACTATCTGTTTTCGATAATCTTAATGAAAAAAACCAAGCTCGACTAATCAATAGACTAGTCGAATCAAGAGCAAATTTCACTAATACTATTGAATTTTGCATAAATTTTAAAGGAAGGTACACCCAATGAGCCAGAGCCTAGACATAATCAAGCACATCTTAGATGAAAATCTAATTGATGCGAAAAAAGCGACCGAAGGATACCTCAATGATATCCTTGCTGGTGCAATTAAAGAACAGTATAAAGAAGTTGCCCCCGAAATGTTCGAAGAAGGACACAAGGGCGATAAAAAGAAAAAGGGAAAGCATGACTGTGCCACTCACGTTGAACATGCTGAGTTCGGTGAAGGAACACCAATCCACGGTGAACACGCTGTACCTGATGAAAATGGAAAGGTCGCATGGTACAATGTTCAGTTTGAACATGGAATCGAAGAAGGCGTCTCCGTTGATGAATTGACCATTCTGTCTGAAAGTTCCCACCACGATCACAAGTAAAAAGAAAGGCATAAAGACATGAAACTCATAACAGAAATGGTAGAGGACGTACAGTACCTCGTAGAGAAAAAAGGCGACACCAAGCACTACTACATTGAAGGTGTCTTTATGCAGGCTGAACAGAAAAACCGCAACGGTCGTATTTACCCAACTGCACATATTGGTCCCGCAGTGGAAAAATATGTTACTGAATATGTAAATAAAAACCGTGCGATGGGTGAACTCAATCACCCATCCGGTCCTACTGTAAATCTCGATAAAGTTTCTCACATTATCAAAGAACTCAAGACCGATGGAAACAACTTTGTTGGAAAGTCAAAAGTCCTTGATACACCCATGGGTAACATCGTAAAAAGTCTCATCGACGAGGGAGCATGTCTAGGTGTTTCCTCTCGTGGTATGGGATCTTTAAAGAAAAATTCAAGTGGAATTAACGAAGTTCAGAGTGATTTCGTTTTGTCTGCGGTTGATATTGTAGCGGATCCCTCCGCTCCCGATGCTTTTGTTAATGGTATCCTTGAGGGCAAGGAATGGGTTTGGGACAATGGTTTACTTCGTGAACAACAAATCGCACAGTATGAAAAAGAAATTAAACAAGCATCTCGTAGAAATTTAGAGGAAGCCTCTTTGAATGCGTTCAAGGATTTCCTCTCTAAACTTTAAACTTATATAAATACCAAGAATAGGCTAAAGGAGCTTTTAAATGGATAATACACGACTACACGAGGAAATGGAAGAAATGGATGCTGGCGCAGAAGTTTCTTCGGCTAAAAACACTGGATCGGAAGACTATGACACCTCGGGTCGGGGTTCATTTGATGCTTCTGGTAGAGGTGATATGACTGCTGGAACTGAGGTTATTCCTGACGGAATTGCACAGGCAAACCAAGCATCTATCGCAGCAAAGGCTCTCGCTTATGAGCCTGGCACCGTCTTTGTTCCCCAGATGGGTGCAGAGGAAGTTGCTGAAAACCTTGCCGTTATGTTTGACGGTCAAGATCTATCTGAAGAATTCATGCAACGCGCAGGAACAATCTTCGAAGCAGCAGTCAACAGCAAAATCAATGATCTCGCTGCACAGTTAGACGAGTCATACAGAAACGTTCTCACCGAACAACTCGAAGAGGTTGTTGGAAACCTTGCTGAGAAGCTCGATGACTATCTCAACTACGTTGTCGAAGAGTGGATTCAGAACAACGAACTCGCTCTTGAGCGCGGAATTAAGACTGATGTTGCTGAATCCTTCATCACTGGTCTTAAGAGCCTCTTTGAAGCTCACTACATCAACGTTCCCGATGAGCGATATGATGTTCTCGATGAACTCTTTGAGTCAAACGAGCAGCTTCAGGAAGATCTCAATGCACAGCTTGAAGCTAATGTTGCTCTTAAGTCACAACTCAATGAGACTACAAAGGCTCAACTCTTTGCACACTACACTCAGAACCTTGCTGATACCGAAGTTGAAAAGTTTGCCACTCTCGCAGAAGCAATCTCATTCGAGGATGCACAGACTTTCAACAACAAGTTAGCACAGCTCCACGAAGCATACTTCGAGCATTCTACTCCAGTAGCTGAACCAGTTGAACTCATTGAAGAAACTACAAACCAAAAAATCTCAAACGGAAGTGCAATGGATCAATATGTTGATACCCTTGGTTTCCAGATGAGAAAGCACTAATTTTTAATATTTTTTTACGTAAAAACAAAACTTAACAGGAGAAATCTAAAATGGATTTTGATAACCAAGCCCCAATGGATGCTCTCTGCGAAAAGTGGGATCCCCTCTTAGAGCATGAAGCACTTCCCAGAATTGAAGACTCATACAAGAAGAAGGTCACTGCCCAGCTTCTTGAAAACCAAGAAAACGCTCTTCGTGAGCAGTACCTACAGGAAGCAACCCCCGCTAACCAAATGGGTGGTAACTTCTCTGACCCACAGGTCGGTGGTGCAGGCGCACTCGCTGGTTACGACCCCGTTCTAATCAGCCTTGTCCGTCGTGCTATGCCAAACCTAATGGCTTACGACATCGCTGGTGTTCAGCCAATGAGCGCACCCACCGGACTCATCTTCGCAATGCGCGCCCGTTACACAGCACAGGCCGCAGCAGGTGCAGGTTCAGTTGGTAGTGCAGAAGAAGCTCTTTATCAGGAAGCTGGATTCATCTCCGGTACTACTGGTAATACTGGTGAAACTGCTCCATTCAGTGCAACTGGTGGTGTAAACGCATCTGGTATCACAAATGGTTTCGATGGTGCTACTCTTGGTGGAATTGATCCCCGTACCAGCCCCAATTCACCATTCTCGAATGTATTCCGTGCGATGCTCACCGGTACTGCCGAAGGTCTCAACTCCTCGACCGCAGCCGGTAAACAAGACTTCCAGCAGATGGCATTCAACATTGATCGTGTCGCTGTTGAAGCACGTTCCAGAGCACTCAAGGCTGAGTACACCACTGAGCTTGCTCAGGATCTCAAGGCTGTTCACGGACTTGATGCAGAGACTGAACTTGCTAACATTCTTAGCACTGAAATCCTCTCTGAAATCAACCGCGAACTCGTCCGTACCATCTACTACAACGCGCAGTTAGGTGCTACTGACACTGACCTTACTGGTGCTGACACCAGTGATGCTGTTACCAATGTTGGTGGTCTCTACGACCTTAAGACCGACTCTGATGGTCGATGGAGTGCAGAGCGTTTCCGTGGTCTCATGTTCCAGATCGAACGTGAAGCTAACAAGATCGCTAAGAACACTCGTCGCGGTAAGGGTAACTTCATCATCTGCTCGTCAGATGTCGCAAGTGCTCTTGCAATGGGTGGATTCCTTAACATCTCACCTGCCCTCAACAACCAGTTGGATGTTGATGACACTGGTAACACCTTCGCTGGTGTTCTCAACGGTAAGATGAGAGTCTACATTGACCCATACGCCGCTGTTGGTGCTCCCAACTTCGTGTGTGTTGGTTATAAGGGTACTAGCCCCTACGACGCTGGTATGTTCTACTGCCCCTACGTTCCCCTCCAGATGGTACGTGCGGTTGGTCAGGACACCTTCCAGCCCAAGATCGGGTTCAAGACTCGGTATGGTATGGTTAACAACCCATTCGCTCGCCAGGATGGTGTCGGTAACGTCTTCGACGGTACTCCCGGACTTAACCTCTACTACCGTCTCTTCGCTGTCCGCAACCTTCACGGTAACGGTAGCAACTGATCTTAGAGTAGTTCTAATTAAAATAAGCAGCGAGGGTCTTCGGACCCTCGTTGTTTTTTTATAAATACTAATATGAGTGACAATAACTATCTAGCAACAAATTTCTTTAAATTAGAATTCCCTGAAATGCCAGGTGTTGAGTATTTTGCACAATCAGTAAACTTACCATCACTCACACTCTCTCCCCTAGAGCTTCCTGCTTCACAGTTTGGTGTCCCAATCAGAACGCCAGTTGCAAGATATTTTTACGAAAATATGTCCGTATCGTTTCTTGTAGACGAAAAGATGGAAAATTGGTTAGAGGTATATAACTGGATGAGATCATGTGGAAATGCCGAAGACTATGATGAATATGCTGGTGACTCAAATTACCGAAATATTTTCAAAGACGCCACTTTACAAATTATGGATGGGTCGTATAATGAAATAAAGAAAATTGTATTCAAGGACATGTTCCCTGTTGGGATAAGCGGAATACAATTTTCATCTGTGGTTGTTGATACAGAGCCTGTGATTGCCACAGCAACATTCTCTTATACTTCATATTCAATAGAATGAGGAATGAATGATACTTAATGAACTCTATGACATGGTAAACAAAGACCTAGAGATTGACAAAACAGAACTCGATACAGAGTCCCTCAGAACCCCACAAATTCATAACAAGTACCTAATCCTTCACAGCAAAGAAAAGCTCAAGTTGGAACATCTGTTGTCTGAAAAGAAGGTCAAGAGACGTAATAAATGGCTATACTACACAGGTAAGATGTCACAGGAGGAGCTTGATAGACATGGTTGGGAGCCTTTCGATCTGGTGATTCTCAAGACAGAAGTGGATCGCTTTGTCGAATCTGATGAAGAAATGATTAAGCTGAGTGCAAAGATTACCCTTCAACAAGAAGTTGTCAGCTATCTAGAGAGTGTAGTAAAAATGATCTCCAACCGGCAATGGAATATCAGAGCAGCACTCGACTGGATCAAGTTCACACAGGGGGCATAAATAATGTGTGACTCAGATAAATGTACATAAGTTAGATTCCGTCAATATGAAAATTGAATGTGACGATTCGATTGCAAAGGAACTCAACCAGTTCTTTACATTCGAAGTACCGAATTATCAGTACACCCCAGCATACAAGAATAAAAAATGGGACGGTATGATCCGCCTGTTTAATCTGTATTCACGTAGACTGTATATCGGTCTGATGGACTATCTGATACAGTTCGCAAAAGATAGAAACTACACGATTGATCAAGATTTTGATAACACAGTAGAACTGGATCCGGATGAAGTCGAGAGATTCATAGCATCACTCAACCTAAAGATAACTCCGTATGATTACCAGCTTGATGCAATAAAGCACGCCATCAAGAATCAAAGATCTCTACTACTCTCACCAACAGGCAGTGGTAAATCTCTGATAATTTATTGTCTGGTTAGGTACTGCCTAGAGCAGATCCAAGAGGACGAAAAAATTCTGATCGTGGTCCCAACTACTGGTCTGGTCTCTCAGATGTATAATGATTTCCGTGACTATGCAGGTAAAGAATGGAAAGTTGAAAAGAACTGCCATACGATCTTCTCCGGTCAAGACAAGACCACACCCAAACAGGTCGTAATATCCACTTGGCAGAGCATCTACAAGATGCCCCCAGAATACTTTGAGCAGTATAAGATGGTGGTCGGAGATGAGTGTCATCTGTTCAAAGCAAAGTCCCTGACATCTCTCATGTCAAAGATGGTAAACGCAGAGTTCCGTATCGGAACCACAGGCACACTCGACGGAACACAGGTCCACAAACTAGTGATTGAAGGTCTTTTTGGTAGGGTCCATAAAGTAACAACCACAAAGAATCTGATGGAGAAGGAAGTTCTATCGAACCTTTCAATTGACTGTCTGGTTCTAGAATATAAGCCAGAGGAAATTCACCAAATCAAACGAGCGAAATATATCGATGAATTAAAATGGATAGTTGCACACGAGAGGCGAAATAAGTTCATATCCAAGCTCGCAAAATCGGTAAAGGGAAACACTCTCGTGCTTTTTAATTATGTTGATTTGCATGGCAAGCCACTATATAATCTTATCAGTGAAATGTGTCCTGATAAGAAAGTATTCATGATTTACGGTGGTACAGATGTGGAACAGAGAGAGGAAATTCGACAGATCGTAGACAAAGAAGATAACGCTATTCTGGTCGCCTCCTATGGTACGTGCTCTACAGGAATCAATATCAAAAACATTCACAATATTATTTTTACATCACCGTCTAAATCCGTCATTCGTGTCTTACAGTCCATAGGAAGGGGTCTGAGACGCTCAGATAGCAAAGATAGCATGAAGCTCTATGATCTAGCAGATAATTTAACACATAAAAAGTACAGAAATCATACTATGCGACATCTTGATGCTAGAATCAAAATATATAATAAGGAACATTTCGATTACAAGTTAATTTCGATGAAAATCTAAGGAGACAATATGAGTTCGTCCTACCGTGTCCTAAAATTACAAAGCGGCGAAGAGATCATCGCCAAAGTTAAAGGGAAAGAGGGAGAGAAAATTATTCTCGAAAATCCCATGATCTTCACCACACAACTGAGAAGCACACCATTCGGTCAAACACAGGAAATAACCTTTCTAAAAGACTGGCTTGCAAACATCAAAAAAGATACAGTAAAAATACCAGAGAATTTTATAGTAACTTGGAACTCTCCCACAAGTGACGTATCTAAATTATATGATGCTGAAAGAAAAAATAAATCCATGAGAGATTTCAAAAAAACTCCTAAAGATCAAAACCAATCAAATCCCATTGATAAAATTCTAGAAGATCTAAAAAAGTTAGAGAAGCAGATTGATGAGAGTGAAAGATCGATGGAAGATCCTGGCATGAAAACTCCTTTCCCTCCTTTTCCGATTGACACACCAAACAATTCAATTTTCATGAGTATGATGTTACCACCAGACTTCATTAAAAATCTGATAGATGAGGGCTATTTGGACATGGATGATATTGACTTCCCTGAAAATGATATTGGCGATTTCTACGAGGAAATCAACGATCATCAATATACAGGTGAAGATGTGGACGATCCGGATTATGGAAATCGTTGGACTGATTGGAACCCCGATCCTCTCTCAGATGAATACGGAGACGAGGGTCTTTAAGTGTTCTTATAGTATTCCTTTTCACCCCTTACACAGGGGATTTTAAAGGGTGTTTGGAATTTGTCAATAAAAAACTTGTAAATATTTTTTATGGGTGTATATTATGTGAAAAGGTAGAACAAATGGGTAAAAAGAACCACTATATTGATAACAAAGAATTTTTTAAAGCTATGTGTGAGTGGAAAGACGCTCTAAATGAGGCAGAAGATGCAGGAGATCCAAAACCTCCGGTATCGAATTATATTGGTAAATGTTTCATAGACATAGCTGAACACCTTGCACAGAAACCAAACTTTACAAATTATCCATATAAAGATGAAATGATCAATGATTCAATTGAAAACTGTATCATGTATGCCCATAATTTCAATCCAGAAAAATCCAAGAATCCTTTCTCATACTTTACGCAGATAATTTACTATGCCTTTCTTCGGAGGATAGAGAAAGAGAAGAAGCAAAACTTTATCAAGTTCAAGTTAGCTGAAATGAAAGACGATGGCACTATGAGTCTTTGGTACAAAGAGAATTATTTTGATCGAGACACGATGAAAGATGCCATGAAAGAACACTTTAACTTGTCTGAGGAGGATTTGAAAAGAATGCAGCCTAAGAAAAAAGCAAAGAAAGAATCAGACGGAAAACTATTTGAATGAAAGTAGCTATCA